AGCTGTTTCCGCTGGCAGCGATATTGCCCGTCTGGGAGACTGGACGTTAAACCAGGCTTTCAGCTCTCTGCTGTTAGTCCTTCAGGGCGTTGCCGCGCTCTGTTGGACGTGTGCTCCATTTGCACTTGCACTGTTGGTAGTGTGGGTTGCACGGACTGCGCCGCGATTTGTCGCGTCGTGTGTTCAGGCTCTGGACCGAAAGGTTACAGAACGGGTGGATCGGATTGAGGGTGAAGTGCGCGCTGTTTCTAAGAGTGCGCAGGATGCTGCTGCAGCTGCCGCTTCGGCGGCAGAGGCAGCGCGGAAGGCCGTTCGTTCTGTGGGTGTTGAGGCACACGGAGCTATCCGGGATGCTCGGAAAATGGGGAAATCAGTGAAATCAAAAGTGGAAACTGCAACCTCTATCTGGGCGTATAGTGAGTTATTCCTCGCATTAGCAGCGTTAGTGGGGGGGTTACGCACTTTTTGGGTTTATTATGTCGCTGACCAGAATAAGAAGAGCGAGTGTAAGTGCCCACCCGGGCAGTGTACCTGTAAAGTCTCTGAGGAGGCTGTAGGGTTGACTGCGAAACAAATGAAGAAGACTCATGAGCGAGTGTATCAAACGATAGATATCGTTACTCTCGCCCTTGTTGTGCCTGCATTGGCAAGTATGGGCATAATTGGCGCAGTGAAGTTCTGCGGTGTGATTAAGAATACGTTTGAGACTATTCTGACCATTATTCGGGGTGGAAATTCCGTTTTGGGCTTCTTCTTTGGAACACCGAGTGACGCTCCTCGTGAGGTACTTGGAGTTGCGGAACAAGCACTTGAAGAAATGAAAGAGCGAATTCCACGTGCGGTGCAGCAGGAATTTTCAGAGGAATCAGAATTGAGTTCAGGTTCTGATGATGATACCGACCAGGAAGTTCGGCAGCGGGAGCGTCGTCGATTACGGCGAGCGCGTCGGGCTGCCTTTCCTGTTTCAGATGGTAAGGATCACCGGGACAACAAGCATTCTGAAGAAAAGTTTGTTGTTGTTGGGGGAAAACGAGAGATGGATCCAAACCCTGATGCTGTGCCAAACGTTGCGGATGCCGCTGGGCATCCAGCAGCGTGTGTGGCTGGTTTGTGCGATCGACCGGCGGAGGTAATAGATGCAGTGTTGCGTCCCTTCTGCCGTCAGCACTATTGTGTGGGCTGCCCTGGGCAGCCGCATTGCGTAAACCAACGTGTGCCAGGAGCGCGTCGGTGTGCAGCGTGTTATACTGCTGTTTCTTACCATCGTCGAGCGGGCGTTTATTATGAGCGCCTCCGTCAGATTTGGGGAGTGCAGGCAGGACGTGGGGCTGCAGCGATGCAAAATGTGTGGCAGGATTTAAATATGAGAATTGCTAACATGTCACCGCTTATGCGTGTGATTTTTATTTGGTTGTTCTTAGTATTAGTCCTGACATGCCTGCGGTTAATAGCCACTGGAGTTTTTAAACTCGGAGGTTATTTCCATGGGAAATGGCAGCGTCGGAATGATATAAAGGTGGATTTGACAAATATGAAGCCGCTGGAGCCGAACCAAAGATTAGTCTTTAAGGTTGTGACGGATCCGGTTATTCCGAAGGCGCAGCGAAAACGTGTGAAGGAGAGTCCGCAATTTGATAAGAACGGGAACCTTGTACACGGCCCAATGGAGGAACCGCACAACGTGTGTCAACATTGTGGGGCAGCGTTGGGAGGAGGTCGTCGTTGTGCATGTGATTCAGGTGATGATGATGACAACGTGCGACTTGGACGTCGTGCACTGCGCCATGCTCGTGATGCACCAGTTACTACTACGTATATTGGTAAAGGTGTTGCGGGTAAGGTGAAAACGGTGGTGCACAATCGTAACGATGATGAGTTAGAGATGCCGACGGCTGATGAAGCAAAGGCAGCTCGGGCTTATTTTAGTAACGAGATTGATGTCCAAAAGAAGGGTGAGGAAGAAAAGCCCAAACAGGCTGTAAAACCTGTTCCTGCTCCGGCAGTGGCTGAAGAGCCGCGGGGTGGGGCTGCACCGAGTGTTAAGGTAGCAGCTGAAATCTTCACGAAGGAAGAGAAAACTTTTATCCAGAAGATGTTCACGATTTTTACTGTAACAGGTTTAGTGAATAAGAAAGGTCTGAAGGAGAAGGGAATTAATCTTCCGACGGAACCGACGAAAGTCGGGAAGATGTATCTTTCCGCGCCGAATGATCCGGTGTGGAACCCGTGGAAAATAAAGCAGTGTAAATTCGGAGATCAATGCCATAATAAGAAATTTAAGGCTTGTCCGTGTCTGCACCCGGGTGATGCCGCGAAAGCGGGTGGTAAGGTGGCTGAGGCTGTCAAACCATTGGACCTCCAGATGCAGGTGTTAGTACCGACGTCGATGGAGGAGTGTTTGTCGCAGGATTATAAGGAAATGACACCAGAAGCTTTGTTTGGAAAAGCGCAGGCGGCTGAACCTGAATTTGTTGGTTGTGTTCGATCAACGTTGGGTTTCGTCAACTGTACGTTTGTGAAAGCTCCTACTGGTCCGATGTTGTATTGTGTGTTTGTTGAACACGTTTTACCGGAGAAGTGGGAGTTGTCGAAGACGTATTCTGTGTCTGTTCGGTATGGCGGCCAAATCTGGGATGTGGTGCTGAAGTACGGTGAAAACGTGCGGCGCATTGCTCGTGATTTGGTGGCTGTTGCGATTACTGTTGAGGAATCACAGCGTCGCGGACTTAAGTTTGGGCAAGTAGCGGTGGCAGAAGATGCTCCGTGTGATGTCTGGATGGCTGTCTATCCGACTTGGGAGAGTGAGAAAAAGAAGTTTACGAGTGGTCGTTACTTTAACTCGTTCCATAATTGTGCGACAACCCCTGGGAATTGTAGCGCCCCGATAATGCGAATGGCAGATAATAAAATCGTGGCGTTTCATCAGGGAGCGGTGCCGACTGAAAAGGTTAATGTCGGCGCGGCGGTCACTAAAGAAGTGATCGCTGCCCTTTCTTTAAACTAAGTCCGGCCTCTGCACTCGAGTTTTTCGGTTGTGTCGACGATGGCAAACCGTTGGCTCAGATGTGCAGCCAGTATCGTGAGTTGTTTTTAGGCGACTACTATGCTGGAGAAGGCCGTGTGGAGAACTCTCCACATGATCCCGCGCTATTCGAGCCCCATATGAAATATTTGGGTCGGGTCGTGCGGAGTGTTGTGTATAATGACAAAGTTAGGAAGGATCGTTTTGTGGCTGAGTGGATGGCTCAGGCGCACTTTCGTTTTGAAGAGAAGTACCATATGGTCCGGCCGCGAAGCCGGCATATGGCGCCATCAATAGCGAAGTATAATCGTGGGCAACCGGATTTGAACCCGCTATACATGTCAATGAGTTATGACTGGACGGAGCGACATTTTCGACCGTTTTTGAGTGGCTCACGTGTGTTGGGATGGGGGCCGTGTGAAACGGCTGCTGACAAAACGACATCTGCGGGATATCCGTGGTCTCTCTATTATGTGAATAAGGGAGATTTCATGCGATCTGCTGAGTGGCCAAAAGTCCGGGAGAAATTCTGGGCCGCTTTAGCCACTGATTCGCCGTGTGTTCAGTTCTGGACGGCGAGTTTGAAAAATGGCGAACTGAAGCCAGCGGAGAAATTGGAGAAACCGAGGACATTTACGGCAAATTCAACAGAAGGTAGCACTTCTACGAATCGTCTATGTCTTGATATGAACGAGAAATTTTATCGTTCTAACAATAAAACTTGGTCTTTCGTTGGCTGCTCAAAGTACAATCAGGGTTTTGAGAAACTGTATAACCGCCTTGGAATACACCCGCACGCTTTCGCGCTCGATGAGAGTGCGTTTGATGCGAGTTTGGCTAGGGAGTTTATGTACGGGCAAAGGGACTTGCGTTGGCAGTTCCTTCGGGAGTTTGACAAAACGCCCGAGAATAAGAAGCGTTTGTGGAACATCTATGATCAGATTGTGAATTCTGTCATTGTGTTGGACAACGGGGAAGTGTACCAGAAAAACACTGGTAATCCCTCTGGAAGTGCAAATACTATCGTTGATAATACGATGATTCTCTTCCGCTTGATGGCAAAGGCGTGGATTTCGTTGTCACGAAAACACGCCCCGGAGACGTGTAGTTACGCCAGTTTTATTGCGTTTGTGGAAGCTGCGATGAATGGTGATGATAATACGTTTACGGTGGCCTCAAAGGTTGTCGGATGGTTCAATGCAAAATCCATTAGTGAAGAGTGGACAAAAGACGGTGTGACAACCCGAACAGAAGTTTGGGAGCCGCGTGAGTTGATTGAGGTGGATTTTCTCAGTCACAATTTTACGACAGTGATGGGTCGTATACTTCCGGTGCCGGAACGAGCGAAGGTTTGGGCCTCAGCACTGTGGGGGAATAAATTGAATGATGTGCGGTTTACGTTATTGCGTTTGTACGCATTGCGTATTGAAAGTTGGGCGGATCCTGTGATACGAAAGGACCTTGCAGATTGCATATCGTACCTTGAGCGTACGTATGCATTTGATTTGCAGGGCAGGATTCCTGACACTGATTTGTATTGGAAGAACGTTAAGTGTGTTTGGAAAACAGATCGTGAGATTTGGGATCTGTACACGCTACCTGAGATGGTAGAAATCGCAGAAATGCGGTGCGTCGATACGTGGCTCTCGAAATTAGGGAAGCTGGTACCTGAAATGTTGTATGCACGAGCCGTGATGGAAACCGGTTTGAACAGTAATACGCGTACGACCGGAGAAAAGTACGTTGTTCGTGCTTTTCAGTTGCATTGCCAGCAACAAAATATGTCGAAAAAGAGTAAGGAGCGCCGAAAGGCGAAACGTGCGGCGAAATTCGGTAAGGCCGAAGTGGTGATTGTGAATAATAAACCACGAGCTCGCGGGCCGAAAGGGCCGGGGAAGAAATCCAAGAAAGGGAAGAAGAAAGGAAAGGGGGCAACTTTGAATGTTGGTGGCTCGATGTCACAAGTTCGAAATTTTAGTGTTCCTGCTTCAACCGGTTATTCGGGTAAGGTGTCTATTCAGCACAAACCTATAACAATCGGAAAGCGTGTGTTTCTTGGTCGTATGACTGCGGATGCAGCTGGTGCGTTTAAATTGTGGCGCCGGGTTTGTTTGAATCCTGGTGTGCCACCGACCGGCCCTTCAACGGTGCAGCCCGATATTAACGATGGTATTGACACATGGTTGTCGAACATTGCGAAAAATTGGGTGTGGCATCGGCCAAAGAAGGTTCTGCTGATTATGAAAAATGTGTGTAATAATGTCACGACTGGTGATTATGGCGCAACGACTGTGCATGAGGCGAAGAAGCCTCCGATTTTGGCACTTGATAAGGCGATGGCTTATGATGGTACTGATTATGGAACGGCTTGGCACAGTCGGACACACAATTGCTTAGGCAAAAATGCGTCTCATGCTTGGAAGTATGTACGGACGGGCACTCCACCTGGTGTGGTGGTGAGCTCGACCCTAACTGATGCGGAATCTTATGATTTAGATCAGTTTGATCACGGATTTGTAAACATTTGGAATATGTGTAAGCCGGGAGGAACGGCGAACGCAGGAGATGTTTGTGATGTGCATATGGAGTTGGAGTGGGAGTTGAAAGAGCCAAACAGTGATGCTTTGACTGAAGAAGTCGTTGGTACTGTTTATGCTGGTAGTGTCTGGGAGTTGGACACTGCTAAAACTTTCACACCTGGCCAGGGTTCTGGTGGTGGAGGGTTGGTGATGCCCACCACTTTTGACGATTCTTCATGGAAAGAGGATACTGATAACACTTTGCCGTGTACGTTTGTGAAAACGTTGAACACGACATCTGATTTGAAGTATTCTGTGAAACCGGATCGTCCTGGCTTTTACTTGGCGATTTCCACAGTAACGAGTCGACGGGATGACGCCGTATGGAACTTCTTCAGTGATGGAGTTGGGACAGGGGTGGATAATCCTGCACGACCGGCTGGTGAAATGAAATTGCTCGGTGGCGCTGCGGCTTATGATTTGTTCCTCGACGCGAGTACGGGGACGACTTCGAAACCGATGACTGGTGGTGATGCTGTGAACTCGAGTTTGCCATCACTCAGTACCACTTTTTGGACAACAGTGACAAACATTTTAGCCTTTGAGTCGAAGAATTCTTCGACGGATGGGTTGGAATGGCATATGACGACTGATAATCAGTATTCGTATGTGCAAACTGTGAATAGTGGAAGCGTCTATTGGGGGTGTACGCTGGTGATGGCGCAACTCCCACCCGCATTATCTCTTGCGATGCGGCGCGTAAAGGCCTTGAAAAAGATGGGTCAAAATGCGGAAATGAAGCAGGAGCTCAGTGATTTGCGAAAGCAGATTAAGGAGTTGGCAGCTGAGGTTGGTCGATCTCGGATGCAAAGCGCAGCTGTCTCGGATGATGAGTTCGAGAAAGTTCGTCGCCTGTCGGATCAGAAAGATGTGAAATCGGAGCTGAAGACGAGCGATGGAAAAGCTGTCCCCAGTGGAGTAGTGAAGGTCCGCTCTACATTCTCTGAAACGTTGAAGAGACGATTGAAAGAGGAGGAAGGGGCACTTGCCGCAAGGGCAAGTGGGCTGAAGGTAGTGGCAGCAGTGTCGAAAGATCCTGTTGCCACACCAAAGGACAAAGACCAGGGCAAAGCGAACACGAAAGTGAGTAGTTTGTCCTCTTAACTGAGTGAGTTTTGTGATTTTTACTCATTTGGGCTGCAAAGTGCAGTTTGTAAAGTATGGAGTGTGTTGTTTGTGTGATATAGTGTTGGAGAACACTTAAGCGCACATTTTAAGAACGTAATGTTCAACATATACAATAAACAACAAAAGACTTGAAGATGTAAGACTCTGGTGTGTTAACGGGTGTGGGTTGGTAGCCCACACGTCCATGAGAAGGGGTGCTGCGAGTAGTGTGAAAGCGCTACATGAGCATACCTGAGGGTAGTGGAAGAAAAAGTACTGTGTGCTGG